TACATCTTGCTGATGCTGTGCCTGAGATAATGGAGATGTAGATACAACTGTTACCTCTCTGTTATCCACTCTTGGTATTTCTATTCTTCCTTGTTTGCTTAATATCCTTATTATTCTTCTTAACAATGGCACTATTAATTCTGATTGCAGTCTGCCGAAGGAAGAACCAATCTGTCTGGAAAGGTCTGCCATTCTTTCTGAAACTTCTGTAGCTGACATTGGTGTTCCCTCAGGTCTGCCAAGTGATTCCATATACAATGCCTTCTTAATGTTTTGTCGCATATCGCCTAACACCAGTTGAGCCACATCAAATTTACCAGCAGCATTAAGAGGAATCAATCCTCTGCTGTTTGGAGCTACTGGAATTAGACTTCCCGGTACTAAGGAAATGTTATCAGGATTAATGACACCATCATCTTCATAAGTATAGATGCCACTAATATTCATCTGTGCATTTTGTAATATTAATTCTACTGTTAAGTTAGTAGTTTTAATTGCAGCCATAGCATTAAAGACTGGGCCTCTCCCATAAACTTCTCCTGATGCCTTGTTCCATCTGAATACAATGTAGGGATTTGATCCAGTACCTACAAATTCAGTTTCATAAATAAATTCTTTTTCATTCATACAAACAACACAGTATTTGTATTTTTCTACATTGGGTTCATCATACAGTTTGAATACGCCTTCAACTATGGTAGCTTGTTCTGATCTTTTCTGTCCAATAATACGCATCATATTTTCAGACATTTCTGCTTTAGGATAAGCAACCATTAATCTGTCATATGGTATTTTTCTTTTTCTAAATACTGTATCCACTTTATTGTCAGGCCCATTGTTCAACATTACTCTAGGCAATGGTATTGCATTGAACTTAATGGGATTTAATGAATCTCCTTCTTCCACCAAAAGTACGCCAGTACCTATGGCTAAATCCATAAAGCATTCGTGTATTTCCTGATTAAAGTTTGAACCACTAATTACTTCAAAGACATAATTGGTAATAGTATCTAATGTTCATTGACTTCTGGTTTTTGATCCTCTGGTATTTCTGTACCAGCTTTAAAGTTTGCCCATCTGCCATAAGTTGGACATATTCCAGCTTGTAGTCTTGATGCAAATTCTTGTATGCCCACTACTGCTGTTTCGTCAAATATCTTATCTGTTCTTCTGTCGCCTATTGTTTCTTCATAGAATGATTCTCGTTGAGGCATAGTATATTCATACGCTTCCTCATACTTGTCCTTCCAATGATCGAAGATTCCTTCAGCATCTTTTAATTTTTTTAAAAAAGATGTTACTCTTTTATCTGAAGTATATGTTTCTACTGAAGATTCAGCTACTGGAATGTAAGCCATTAGCTACTCATTGCACCTGAGATGGTTTGATTTGTTTTGGCAAATAAATTATAACCTTTAACATCTATGCCACCAGCTCCAGACTTAATGTGATGTTTTCTTTTTTTAGCAGTAGTATCTGCATCATATTGTGTTTCTTCTGTTCCAGATGTATTAGAAACTAAATTCTGCCCATAATTTTCTGAAAGATATTCTCCAGAATCCATTGGCTGTGAAGAAGTAGATGACATTGAAGTTGAAGATTGTATATTATAAAAACTTTTAAGATATTCATTGTATGGTTTTTTAGCTGCACTATATATTATTTGTCCAGCCATTGGCGCTCCCACAGCAGCCATACCCAATCCTATCATTTGCTTTAAATTTTTTTGTGATTCCCACATTGGCTGTGAAATGGCAGTAGAGGATAATATGCCAGTAGGATCGCCTGATCCCATAGCTCCACCACTTATGCCATATTTTAATTCTTGCCATAATTGAGAATGTTTTGGAACTCCTGATTCTTCTAAATATTTATCTGTGGCTGCAGATGCTTCTTCTCCATAAAAATCAATACCACCTTTTGTTCCAAAGTTTTTACTTGCATAATATCCAGTTGTTTTTCCTCTATGATCTTGCAAGTAATCCATTGGCCCAGCTTTCTTTTCTACCAGACCTAATTGTTCAGCTACATATTTTTTTCCTTCTGCAACTCCAGTTGTTTTAAACTCAAATTTTTTAGCTTCTTTTGTTTTTTTTGCTTCTAAACCAGCAATAGATTCTTTAGTAGCTCCTTTTGCTTTTAGCTTATTAATGTTTGCTTGTAATTTTGCTTGTCTTTTATCGTGTTCGCTTTGATTAGCTCCACCAGTTCCTTGTCCACCAGAATAACTTCCACTATCAGTATTACTGCTACCACTTGTTCCATTCTTACTGGACATTATATTTCTTCTCCTTCATAATAGAATCCCTTTCCTCCAGCTCTGCTGAACATACTTCTTGATCCTACCAATCCTTTGTCTTTTCTTTTCTTCTGTCTTTTTTCTTCTTTTTCGTTTGCAATTCTTTCTGCTTCTTCTTGTTTTTTTCTTTCCTCAATATCTAATCGCAACTGTCTATCAGCTTCAGATTCCCTATACTTCGTACTTCCAAACATACTGCCCATAATCTATAACTTTATTTCAGAAAAACCCCTTTTTTTCAACTCACAAAATAGCTGATAAGGAGTAAAGATCCAAAACTTATTTAACCCTAACAATCTTTGCACATAACTTACACAGCTATGTTCCTTGATCCAAGAACTCATAAGTGTTGGGAATCGTGTTAATTTGTATTGTACTGGCACTTTAACGATATGCCCTTTCTTCATTTGAATCATTCTAAATATGGCATCTACCTTTTGTTCTGTAAGAGTTTCTACCAATAGGTTTCCAAATATGTATTCTATCAGTAGCCAAACTTTAGTATAGGGATCATATGACATAACTCCACAGTGTTTAAAACCTTTTTTAAAGAATCTATGGGTATTGTGATGATCCTTGTCCTCATAGAAGTAGACTAGCCATTCATTTTGTTTTGCCATATTGACCTTCTTGTTTTTTTATCAAAGATATTCCAACCTCTTGTTTTTACAACTGTAGGTTTTTTTGCCTTTCCAGCTATCAGTTGTTTTCCTTCTCCAGCTCCCATCATCATATATTGCAGTGCATCGTGGATATGGGAGTATCTGTTCTTATATGGTTTTTCATCATATCTGTTACCAGAAGTCTGTAATCTTCTGTAATAATATCCACCATTGAATCCTTTTTTAAGGTTAATACAGCGATTATCCAGCAGAAATCCAGCCTTTTTGTCTATTAATCTTCCCAAAGCAGTTTCAACTGATTCAATTCTAAGTGCTATGTCATTGGAAGGAGCTGGTTTTCCTCGCAGACCATTCTGTCTCAGGATTTGAAAAGGTGTGGTTTCATCTGTCTGCGCACGGAAATCTCCAGATGGATCGCCATATATGTCCACATCATAACCCTTGTAGTTCTTGGCTATTTCGTGTTTCAGTAAATTGCTGAATCTGGATATGCCCATATCAAAGCATACAAGTTCCTGAAGTATGAGCCATCTTCCATTGGGCATCTTCTGTCCAAAGACTGCTGCTGGTGTCAATCCAAAGTCAATGCCTATGAATACTGGCAAGGGAGCTATGGGTATTGGTTCTTTTGATAAATGTATTTCCTGATTCCAGTTTGGATAGACTGGCTTTCCTTCCTCTATTGTTCCCAATTTATTCATTACATAGACATCAATCCAGCCTTTCGTCTTTCCTTTTATGATGTTGTTATAATAATTTTCCGTTAAGTTTTTTTTATTTTCACATGAAATGTTGGGATCATATCCAAGCAATGATCCGTCTTTTTCTTTTTTTTCTGTCATAGCTGATGGTTGTGTGAAGAAAGTCCAGCTATCAGGCTTGACCAGCATCAACGCCTCATCTCTTGTAAGATGGTCAGGTGTTGGAACATCTCCAGCCATAATCGCCCACCAATGATCTTCCTCTGGAGCATTGCTGTCTGCTATGACACCATACCAAGTTGCTCCCCCTTCTCGCATAGAAGGAAATCTGCCTACCCTCATAGTACACGCATCAATGATGCTCTTGGGCAATTCCCTCGCCTCATTAACCCACACTCCAGTCAGCTCCAGAGACAGTAGTTTTTTTACATCTTCTGGTCTGTCTAGTGCTAGGAAGATGACTTCCAAGTCTATGTCGCCTAGTATGATATGGTGGGTATAGGGGATTGACCATCTGAAAGCTCCCCATTCGTGTTCTGGAAACCAGTCCAGCCAAGTCTTGATGGTGGTTGTTTTAAGTTGGGGATTTGTATTCCTAATGACTGCCCATCTTGATTTTCTTTTTCCTTCGTGGTTGGGTTCTTGCTGCAACGCCCTCTTGAATACCTCTATGCAACAAGCGACTGACTTGCCACTTCCTACTGGGCCTCTTATTCCCCTGAAGAAATTATCATTTTTTAGAAAGTCCTTTAAGGTAATCCCATCTGGTTTGTAATCGAGTTGAGCCATTTACCTTACCTTTTCTATGTACTCTTTTAGCAATTTTTCTCTTACCATTGGGCCAAGACTTTCTATGAGCTTGTCGCATTCCTTGTTGTTGACCAAATGGTCTGGAAGGAATTTTAGGTGTACTTTTCTGACGATCTTCCTCAATCTCTGTCTGTCCTGATAACTGATCTCGAACAGTTGTCTGCTCTCCAGATTGACTTCCTGATCTGTTTTCTTTGTATTCATTCAGGTATTCCTTATACAAGTTCCACGACATATATACCATAGGTTCTTTGAAATCCCTTTTTAAAATTAATAAATCTGCTGATCCCTTCCATTTATCCAACTGCGTGAATCCCTCTCCACTCTTTCTCGCCTTTACTTCAATGGTAGTACCACCGAACAAGTCGGCAACTCTGACATCGTGGGGGAAATCTTGGATTGCTCCTGAAAGGGGTTGTCGTCTAGCCTTGAACCCTTCCTTGATAAAGAGCTTGACTATTTCGTTTTCAACCCTTGTTCCTTTTCTTTTCTGGGAGGACATACAACTCCATTCAGCTTTAATACTTCGTGCCTTAAATCTTGCTTATCCTTATACGCTTTATCCAGTCTGTCCAGCAAATACTTGTTCTGTTCTTCACTGTTTTTCAGTTTGCTTTGGAGTTCTGTGATCATTTGTTCAGGGGGATTCATTATATCTATGTAGAATAGATTTGAATGAATATCAACTCACTAATATTTTTTCTTCCTGACCTTCACACCTTTTCTCTTGGCAGCAGCCTTAGCTCTTGCCTTACCCTTTTTCGTATAGGGATATGACTTCTTTCCTACTCTTGGCATTTCCTTTACCTCCTTATATTTATTAAGCAGTACTGCTAGGCATCTACTTAACCAGTATAGTTTGAACCTTATGTTCCTACCTTATGCCTACTATTATAGTATATAAATATTTTGACTTCGCAACGCACAAGACGAACCTTTTTCACCTCTATTGTTTGTGTGAGATCTTTCACTCATTGAGCTGATGAATTTTCAACCCCCCCTACCTAGTGGGGATTGACACGCTGTTGCGTGATTATGTCAGGTCGATATTGACCTTTATATCTCCAGCTACACTATGTTGAATCTTCTCTGGTGTGCG